TTCTTTCAACGGCTTTATTATTTCTTCTATTTGTTCCTTAGAGAACCCATATTTTTCTAGCATAGTAGTTTCTATGTCAGAAATTTTTTGGCATATTAAATTATCACGAGTTTTAGCGAACTTAAGCCATAACATAACCCATCCTTCTATTTGAATAGGTATAGAACGCCCTTCTTTAGCACCTATTCTTTTAGCTATATCATATAGATCATCGCTTATTCTTATGGATTTACTCATATGTTAATTATACCTTAATAATTTAGTTAGCAACAGTCTTTTTATTTACAATTGATGAGATATATAGTTTTTATCTCTTATTAAATAATATAAATAGCTTATAGGCATTTTAATTGCATCATCCATTGTAATTTCTCCATTTTCCAATGCAATTATCCCATTATCAGATAATAAATGAATCAAATAACCAAGATTTGGTGCAGATAACATTTACTCCAATGTCATTAACTTCTTCTTTAATGCGATTATTCCATTATGAGACAATATAGGGATCAAATAATTTTTATTTAATGAGATTATTTTGATGATATCTTTTTGCGCTATCAAACCACTTTTTATTGCTATTACTCCTCAATCTGATGTTAAGAAGCATAGAAAATCATTATATTTAATTGATATCTCAGAAGCTTCTTTTAGTGGGAATAATTCGTTTATTAAATTTTGGCGTGGATGATAAAAAGAAAATTTTAAAACTCTATTGATCTCTTCTATCTTTCTTAAATCTAAAATATCACCTGTAATTAACGTTTTTAATTCGTCAGATTGTGTCCATTTTAGGATCGAAACTAATCTTTCTATTGATATACCAAAACTAGGAGTCCAACAAGCTTCTATGCTTTCTTTAAAGTTCTTGCATGTTACCCTTAGTTTTATTAATTCTAATGGCTTAAAAAGCTCCAAACTGATTGAATCGCGCATGCAGGAATCTTATTTATATTATCTATCATTTTATTCACCTATTTTTTTTAAAAAAATAAATTCTACATCAAAAATTTTCATTAAAGAACACTTGTTTTTTACAATCAATAAAAGATTTCATTGCTTTTAATTTTCCCATTGCTACATAAGCGATTTATATCCTTTTTGCGTCTAAAAAACTCATTTCTTTGCATATAAAATTCCCAATATTATTTAAAACTTAAAATTATCCATAATAAGACATTAGAATTTGTCGTTATCTTGCTTTTAATATTATCATAATGTATCCTGTGGATAAGTCTGTGGATAAGATGTGGATAACTTAATATTTTAATCACAGCATATTACGCATCTGTGCGGTCAAAACAGCAAATACCATGACATGGGTTAACGGTCAAAAGGGCTTTAAATATGATGGAAGAACAAAATACTACTGTTACTAATGCTCAAGTAAGTGAACCTAGTTCAGCTCAAACAGTTGATCCAGCTCCACAAACTCCGGATATTAGTACTCCCGCATCTACTGAACCTGTTAAGCAGGAGTCAGAGGTTTATAACAAAGATCAAATGCGGGTTATTTCGAATGATGTAAAGAGACGCACAGAAGAAAGATTACGCGCTGAATACGAAGCTAAAATTAGGGAATTGCACGAACTCCAACCTAACTATCAACAAGAGAATAGGGCGGAACAAGTCCAAAAACCGAGTATAGCTGCTTTAAGTGAAGAACAGTTATACAGCAATTTTAAGCAACGTCAGCAGGCGGAACAGCAAGAAATAGAGCAGCAAAACGTAGTTAATACATTCCTTAATAAGGTGCAAGCTGCTGGGATTGGTCAGAAGATAGAATCTTCAGGACTAGGTCAATTGCCTGTTAATCATCCGTTAATACCGATGCTTAATTCATTGGATAACGTAACGGACATAATAGACGATTTCGACGAAAACCCCGCAAAAGTTGCTAATTTGCTAGCCGTTACCATGCTGAACCCTATGAACGGGCTCAAGGAATTGCAGAAAATCTCTCAATCTATCAAACGAAATAAAGAAGCATTGGCTAAGCCTAAAGCTGCTGAGCCTTCTCCTCAATTAAAGCCGTCATCCTATGGTTTGGGTGGTGGTATATCTTCTGTTTCCGAGAAACGCAAGAGTTCGTTATTTAAGTTCTAAATATCGAAAAACCATTACCTAAAAATTTAAATTAAAAACTAAATTTGAGGGTTTTATGGCTTCTCCAACAATCAATTATTTACAGCAAGTGCAGACCTATAACAGTGATGCACAATTACCTGGCTTCTTAAATCAAAACTGCTTTATTAGCGATATTTGTAACCACGAATATACTGATTTCGATAAAAAAATACCTGCAAACCTAGGAGATACTATTGGTGTTTCGTTGCCAATGTCTACAGTAGCTAATGCAGGATTAGTTGTTTCCGCACAACCTATTCGTCAAAACATTGCTCATTTATCCGTCATTGGGGCTGCAAACGTTGCAGTTGCTGTGACTAATCAACAGCGTATTTTTAACATGGATAAAGATGGCTTTTGGAAAGCAACAGGAAAAGGCATGGTTTCAGAATTAGGTTCTAAAGTAGAGCAGGCAATAGCTCAGCATGTTAATAGTTCTGCCACTGATATGCGCGCTGATTCTGCAACTTATGGACAACCACAATACTTATCTGGTCCTACTAGATTTGTTGATTATACGGCTACAGGGTTACTTTCTTATCAAGCATTGGATCAATCAATGAGTGATTTTATCTCTATGGGTGCGCCATCCGATGATCATTGCATGGTATTACCTACTAACTACTATTCGCCAATTATTGGAAGTGGTTTAAGTCAATTTGTACCAACACGTAACGATGAAATCGCACAAAGTTGGTTAGTTGGCGAGTTTGGCAGTCCTAGAACTAAATATTATCGTTCTAACTATTTACCAATACAGGTTGCAGGTTATCTTGGAGAAAACTCAACAGAACTTACTGTTACTAGCACTAATGACCCTACTGGAGCTAATGTTACTGCCATTACTTTCAGCGGTGCAGGATCTCATCTTGGCGCTGTTAAAGCTGGTGATTTAGGATATTTTACGTCAACTGCGAATATAAACGCTTTAACTTTCTATGGTCATATGCCAACCAATCAGCCAGTACAATTTCGTGCTATTGCTGATGCTGATTCAACTGGTGGAAATATCACCGTTCAGGTAATTACTAATACTCATACCGAAGGGCAAGGTTTTTGTTCTGTTGCAGGCAATGCTTTACAGAATATAAGCGGTCCTATTTTGGCTGGCATGACGGCTAAGTTTATCAAATCTCATCGTTGCGGATTACGTGTTTGTGGTAAAGCATTCTACGTAGCTATTCCAAGGTTAGATGATGAACGACCATTTGATACCTCAGTAGATACCGATGATGAAACAAAAGTATCTTTACGTATGTATTACGGTGCTGTATTTGGACAAAACCAAAAATGGTTAGTTAATGATGTGATTTGGGGAGCTTTATTGTTATCCCGTTATTCACAACGCATTTGCTTACCACTTGCTGGTAACGTTGCATCTACTTAACTTTAAAAAGGGTGGGTGCAAATTGCGCCTCCCCTTTGTTTTAGATGGAAATATCAACTAAAAATTTGAGGTAATAATATGTCTTTTAGTTCAATTAATAAACCAATACCTGGATCAAGAAATCCAGTGTCATACGTAAATGGTCTTACTGCTAGTTGGTTAAGTACAACCACGCTAACTTTAAATACAGGCGCATGTTCGGATTCGTTAAATATCATAGATATGGTCGTACCTGATGCTTTAACAATTAATGCCGCAACAACTGGTCCTCTTGGATTAGATACAGGAACATTAGGTGTTAGTAAATTCTATTATGTATTTGTAATAGGAGATTCAAGTGGCTTTAATCTACCATCAGCATTGCTTTCACTATCTCCGACTGCTCCTCTAATGCCCTATGGATACGATACTTTTAGAATGGTAGATATCAAGGTTACTGATGGCTCTAGTCATTTCCTACTGTCTTATACTAACGGACAATATGGTAATAGAGAGTTTATCTATGACGCGCCTTTAACTACAGGTTCTTCTGCTTTAACTACTAGTTATGTGGCATTGCCATTGACTGCTTGTGTAGCCCCTATAGGAACTCCAAGCGTTAAATTTGTAGCTACATTAACTCCTGATTCCGCAGGAAATATTGCCTATGTGCAACCAACGGGAAGCACTGGAAACGAAACTAAATTAAGCGGTGTAGTTGCTGCAGTAGCACAAATAGCAGATTTACAGTGTATGGCTTTTGTGGTTACAGGAGTAGCTAGCATTAGTCTTAAAGCAACAGCTGCTACAGATACATTGGTTCTTTTAGTGAAATCTTTCACGTACAACGTTTAGGAGGTAGTTATATGACTTACTCTTTTAGTGCAATTAATACGCCAATTTCAGGGGCAAGAAACCCTGTGTCGTATATAAAAGGCTTGACAGCAGATTTTGCAACAGTGACTACCTTAACTTTAAATATTGGGGCATGTTCTGATTCAAATAATCTTATAGATATGGTTGTTCCAACTGCTATTACTATAAGCGGTACTGCACAAGGCGTAAACGGTATAGATGCAGCAGCGGTTTTAACAGCTTCATCTATCTATTATGTTTTCGTCATTGGTGATTCAAGTGGGTTCAATCTTCCTGCTGGCTTAATTTCTTTATCTCCTACAGCTCCAAAACTTCCATCTGGTTACGATAGTTTCAGGATGGTAGATATCAAAGCCACCAATTCAGTTCCTAACTTCATTTTATCTTATACAAATGGACGATATGAGGATAGAGAATTTATCTACGATGCTCCTATTAGCGTACTTGCGTCTGGTGGTGATGATTCATTTACTGCTGTTAGTTTAGCAAATGTAGTAGCTCCAATTGGCACACCTATGGTGCGTTTTATTGCAAGTATTATTCCAGTTGCTAGCACCGGTGCTGGTGATTCTATCACTTTACGTCCAACAGGTTCTGCCAGTTCTAGGTTTGCAGTATTAAGCGGTGGAATTGTATCTAAAGAACAAGTAGCAGATTTAGAGTGCATAGCTTTTTTAGATAGCGGAGATCAAAGCGTTGACTACGTATTAACCGATAGCGGTGATGTGGGCGCACTTTGGGTTAAATCTTATACTTACAACGTATAGTAAAGGTTAAATATGCCATATAGCGTGAATAAACTGATTACTAGCGCCTTCTATCTTTCTAAAGTGAGGTCTCAAGACTTCCAAAATTTAGGTGGCGACGATATATCAGTAGGGTTAGATTTGTTAAATGAGGTTTTATCTGAAACCTCTATTAATACAAAGATGATACCGTATTTTAGCAGCGTGACAATCCCAGCAGTTATTGGGCAGGAAAAGTATTTTATTGAAAATCTGGTAGAACCTTTTTCGCTTACTTTTAATGATACTACTATTCGTTATGCTACCACTCAATTAAGTATGCGTGAGTTTCACTCTACTACGCGTATTGATGGCGTGATAGCACTGCCTTTTGACGTTACTTTTACTCTTAGTTTAGGTGGATGCGATATGTATGTGCAGTTTTTACCTGCTGATACATATCCATTTATTGTTTGGGGTAAATTTGCTCTATCTTTGCTAACAATTGGGCAATTACCCCAAGACTTATTAGCTACTTATGACATGTTTTACATACGTTATTTGCGATATTTGTTAGCACAGGAAATATGCAATTATTACGGCGTATCATTTAATGCAGAGCTAAAAGCAGTTTCCGATAGAATCGCTGCAAATTTAAACGATAAAAACCCCATAGATTTAACCACTAGAAAATTAAATTTGTATGACGATAAGAACGCGATAAATTGGGCTCAGGTTAACTTGGGTCGCGGCTTCACCGCTGGTGATTAGTGAGTTTGTCACATTTTGTCACTAACTGAAAAAATATGCAACAATTACCATTAAAACCAACATTACAATTACCGTTACAGTTAGTTTGCTCTAACAAATTTGGACGTTATCCAAAAATATCATGTGAGCAAGTTTTTAACATGTTTCAAAGTGATGGTTGGATGGTTAATTTTGCAGGATACGAAGCTATATATACAGAAATACTTGCAGGCACAGGAAGAGGAATATTTTATAGCTCACGTTCTGGGAAGGCATTTTTTGTAATAGGCGAAAACGTATATAGCATAATATTTCAAGGTACAGTGCCTGTTGTTAATTATGTATCAAGCTTATCCACATCAACAGGTGATGTGTTTATAGATGAAAACCTAATGTCGCAAATAATGTTTTGCGATAAGCAATATCTATATGTTTACGATTATTCTACTAGTGCGTTTTCAAAGTTACCAATAGATTTTAGTGCTGGTTACGTAACGTTTCAAGATAATAGATTTGTGGTGTCGTGCAATGGCTTACCTCAATGGCGTTTATCTGATTTTCTTTTAATGTGCATAGACACAGCAACAGTGGTAAATGGTGGAAATGGATATCATGTAGGTGATGTTTTAACTCTTAATGGTGGGAAGAATGGAACAGTGACAGTAGCTACTTTAAGTGGCAGTGCTGTTGCCACAGTCACCGTTACTACCGCTGGATCTGGTTTTGATAATGAGATTACTTATGGAGTGACAGGAGGATTTGGAACAGGTGCTACTTTTTCCGTTACTTTAACTAGTGGATTTACTCCATCCTCTCAACAGGTTGGAAGCTTTCAAACAAAGCCAGATAATGTTTTAGCTTGTGTAAGAGTACCTAGCAAGACAGGTCAAATCTTAATAATGGGAGAGACAGTAACGGAAGTTTGGACTGATTTAGCATTGCAATTGTTCCCTTACCAAAGAAATAGCGGATATAGCATAGATTACGGATGTTTAAACGCAGCTACGATAGCTACAACCGATGAATTTGTCGCATGGCTTGGTAGTAATGAGAAGTCTGGACCAGTAATAATGTTGTGTTCTGGTGGCTCAACTACGCAAATATCTGATGACGGTATAAATTTTCGTCTAGCTCAAATGGTGAACCCAGAAAATTCTTTCGGTTTTATCTTTAAGCAAGACGGACAAACGTTTTATCAATTAACGTTTGCAGATCCAAAAGACAATGTTACTTTCACATACCATTTTAATGAGAAGAAATTTTATACATTATGTGACCCACACCAAAACTACCATATAGCGCGTAGAGTGGCATTTTTTAATAATAATTATTATTTCATAAGTGCTAATGATGCGCATTTATATCAATTATCTAATGATTTTAATTTAGCAAATGGAGAGGAAATACCAAGAATAATCATAACACCTACATCAGCATTGCCAGATAGATCTCCATTTGTTGTAAGCAATCTTTCTTTCCCTATCGAACAGGGGATGAAAGAACACAGCACTTTAACTACTGTATATGAAAATTTGTATCTTTTAGACAACAACGGTAATTACTTAATAGATAATGACGGGAATTACATAATAGATGGTGTACTAGCATTGGAGGCTAACGAGCCAAATTCTAGGGTTGACCTTAGCGTATCACAAGATGGTGGCGTTACATTCGGTAATCCGAAAGGGATTTATCTTAACAATTGGGGAAGAAGGAAGAATATTTTTAAATTTTATAATTTAGGTAGATATAACGAAATAGTTTTCCAATTTAGATTCTGGGGTATTGGAAGATTTGTTTTAACTAACGGGGTTGTGGAACTAGCACAAACCCAATAAAAATCAGGTGAAATTATGGGATGGTTAGGAAACGCAGGTAATCTTTTTCAAGGCATGGGTGGTGGCGGTAAAGGTGGATGGGGTGATATTGGTCAAGGGATAGGAGGCATTGCTTCTCTTTTTGGGGGTGGTGGCGGTCATATACCCAATATGGAACAGTCTAATAACTATTTGAACCAAATACAACCTGGAATAGATAGATACTTACAGCCATACATTGGTGCTGGACAAAATGCAATGGGGACTTTGCAGGGGCAATATAATAATTTAATGAATGATCCTGGCGCTATGATGAATAAATTTGGTGCTGGATATCAGCAGTCCCCTGGATACCAATACAATGTAAATCAAGCTACCAATGCTTCTAATAACGCTGCTGCGGCTGGTGGGTTCATAGGAAGCCCGCAACAACAAGAATATATGGCTAAACAAATTGGAGGTTTAGCAAGCCAAGATTATAACCAATATTTAAATAATGCAATGGGACTATATGGGCAAGGATTACAAGGAATGGGAAATATAAACAATATGGGATTCCAAGCATCAGGACAAGCTCAACAAAGCATGTCTGATATGTTAAAAAATCAAGCACAAATGGCGTATACGGATGCTTTAAATAAAGCGCAGCAGCAAAACAATAAAAGCGGTGGTGGTGGTTTCTTTGGTGGTCTTGGTAAAGTTTTAGGCGGCGCAGCATCATTGTTTGGATTGTAAAATTAAGAGTTAAAAAAATATGATCGATTTTAAACCAATGACATTAGAGCAATTAAATGCAGGCTTGTATAGACGTAAACAAGAATTACAAAACCAATATTATGGAAGGAATATTGAATCTGAGATATATAACAGAAATCAACAAGGTAAATTATATGGCGAACAAGCGCAATGGTATGGTCCAAAATCTCAAGCTGAAATAGATTTGATAAATAAAGGACAAATTCCGCATTATTTAGCACAAAATAGATTAATAGATCAGGGACAAATTCCGCATTATTTAGCACAAAATAGACTTTTAGGCGAACAAACACAGGAATTAGGTTTTGGAAATAAATTTAAAGGCGAAAAATGGAACGAATATAAAAGATTACAAGATGAATATAACGAA